CAACCACCTATCGCCTACAGACTTCTATCTGAAGTCCAGCCTGAAATCTCAGCATTAATCACAGCAAAAACCGTTATAAATACCCTATCACAGAACAAGCCTTTAACAGCTATGGCAATAGTTTTAGGTGGTAAAATTGAGACTGAAATTGCTCTAAAGAACTTTGCTAATTTAAACCCTGAGCTTTATTCTGTAGTCAAAGCTGACTTAGATAAAAGGTCTTGGAACTACAGTTATAAGAGACGTAAACTTAAAGAGAGTGCAAAGCGTGATAACGTAGAGATGTGGGAAGAATGGACTACACCTGAGAAGTTACACGTGGGACTACGATTAATAGAGCTTATGATTATCTCTACTGGTCTTATTGAAATTGTACTTGAGAAAGTAAAACACAAGAAAGCTAAAGTTGTCAGACAGACAGCATTAACTAAGGAGTGGATAGCTGATAGGAATAGTTTTAATGAGCTTTTAAATCCTGAATATCTACCTACAGTTATGCCACCTAAATCGTGGACTAGTCCTACAGGTGGTGGCTATTGGACTGAAGAAATGCCTGAGCTTGAGCTGGTGAAACAAAAGAATAAAAACTTTAAGAAAGAATTAGAAAACTTTCAAATGCCTGAAGTCTATAGTGCAGTCAATGCCATGCAGAATACAGGTTTCAGTATCAATACTGAAATACTAGGTGTAATGCAAACTATATGGGACAGAGATTTAGCTATCGGGGGTATGCCACCAGTAGATAACTTGCCTATACCAAACAAGCCACTTGATATTGATACCAATGAAGTCAGTAGAAAAGAGTGGAAGAAGTTAGCTGTTATAGCCCATACTGAAAATGCACGTATGTTTTCTAAAAGATTACTATATGCCAAAATTTTATGGATGGCTGACAAGTTTAAAGATTATGCTTCTATCTATTTTCCACAACAAATGGATTTTAGAGGAAGATGTTATGCTGTTCCAGCTCACCTAAACTTCCAATCTATAGACGGCTCAAAAGCTTTGCTAGAGTTTTCACAAGGCAAAGAGATAACCGAAGAAAACAATGGTTTATTTTGGCTGTGTGTACATGGTGCTAACGTTTGGGGTCACGACAAAATATCATTAGAAGAGCGTGTAGACTGGGTGTTAGAAAATACAGAAATGCTAGAAGCCAATGCACAAGACCCACTTGAAAACCAGCAATGGGTAGACGCAGATAAACCTTTCCAAGCTTTAGCTTTTGCCAAAGAGTTTTCTAAATTTAGAGCTGAAGGATATGGATTTATAAGTCACTTGCCTGTTGCCGTAGACGGTACTTGTAATGGCTTACAGATTTATTCTTTGATGTTAAAAGATAAGGTAGCTGGCAAGTTGGTAAATCTTACTAAAACTACACAACCTCAAGACATTTATCAAACTGTTGCTGACGCTGTTATTGCAAAACTAAAAGAGCTAGAAGCTATCAATACTCCTTATGCAAACTTATGGTTACAGTATGGAGTAAAAAGAAGCACTGTTAAAAGAACTTGCATGACGATTGTATATGGAAGCACAAGATATTCTTGCACTGACTTTGTAGTGGAAGATTTAACTAAACGTAAAGACAGTGGAGAAAATCATCCATTTGGAAATGATGTCTTTAAGCCAGCTTCATTTCTATCAGGAATAATATGGGATAGCATTGGAGCTAAACTTAATAGTGCAAGAGTGGGAATGGATTTCTTACAAAAGATTGCACGTGTAGTTTCTAAAGAGCAACTTCCTATTCACTGGATTACGCCAGTTGGTTTTCCTATTTATCAATCTTACCCTGAGATGAAAAGCAAGCGAGTTAAAGCTATGCTTATGGGACAGATTATCAAACCTCGTATTAATACTGAGACTGATAAAACTGATAAACTAAGAATGGCAAATGGAGTAGCTCCAAATTTTGTACATGGATTAGACGCAGCAGCTATGCTTAGAACTGTAAACATAGCTTACACCAAAGGTATTAGAAACTTTTGCAACGTGCATGACAGTTACGGAACTACTGCTGGTGATGTAGAGACTTTATCAGAATGTTTACGTGAAGCGTTTATTGAAATCTTTGATGACAGTAATGTATTAGAAGAATTTAAAGAGCACGTTTCAGTAATGCTACCTGAAGAATTAAGAAAAGAATTACCTGAGCTACCACTGCAAGGTGATTTGGATGTTACCTCGATTAGAGAGAGTGACTTTTTCTTTGCCTAGATGTATCCGCTCAAGGATATAATACCTAAAGTACCCTTAATAGATAATAATACCTGAGAGGATTAAATATGACACCTGATGATTATGACAACTTGATGAGAACTATCTCATTAGACACTGCCGTTAGCCTTATGGGCGAAGGCTGGATTTTACAAACAGAAAATGGAGATGACTATAATGCCGAAGAATAATTATGATAAGATTGTAACCCCTATTGGTGTGAGCCAGTATGCGTGGCTTACAAAACCTGACACACAATTTGACCCTGACGGTCACTACAAGGTTAATCTTATCTTAGACACTGACAAAGCTCAGGATGTTATTAACAAGATTGAAGCCAATGTTAAGAAAGCAATGGCTAACGCTAAAGAAAAGGTAAAAGGCAAAGCTGTAAAAGCTGCTCCTTCACCTTACTTTGAACAGTTGGACGAAAGTGATGAGCCAACTGGTAAGACTGTGTTTAAGTTTAAAACAAAAGCACAGATTACAACTAAGGACGGTACTCTAATTCCAAACAGAGTTGCTTTATTTGATAGTGCTGGTGTTCCCCTCACTGACGCTAACGTATGGAGTGGGTCTGAAATGAAGGTGAGTGCCGAACTTATTCCTTACTACACTGCTATGGCTGGTGCTGGCGTATCTTTAAGATTACGTGCAGTACAAATTACTAAACTCGTAGAGGGTGGTAGTGGTAATGCTAAAGGTTATGGCTTTGGTGAGGAAGACGGATACAAATTGGAAACTTTTGAAAATGTAAGTAGTGATGAGACGGTTTCCGAAGAAGACTTTTAGTAACGTAGGATTACGTTATGGATTTCGTTCAGGTCTTGAAGACCGTATATCGAAAGAACTAGAATCCGCACGTGTGGAGTATGAGTATGAAAAGCACAAGCTTAAATACACTAAGCCTGAAAAGCTACATACTTATACTCCTGATTTTTACATTGTTAAAAGAAAAATATTCATAGAGACCAAAGGTCTTTTTACTTCTGCTGACCGTCAAAAGATGCGGTTAGTCAAGGAGCAACATCCTAAAGTAGACATTAGATTTGTATTTAGTAATTCAAGAAACAGAATTAGTAAAATTTCTAAAACTACTTATGGAATGTGGTGTGAAAAATATGGTTTTAAATATGCTGATAAGCACATTCCGAAAGAGTGGTTATGAGTAACAAAAGACCTAACACAGATTATGTTGTCGTGTTTTCTTCTGAAACAAAAGAAGATGATATTGGCTTAAATGAGATTACTAAAAAGCACCGAGCACAAGGTTTCTTTAAAGTAGCTTATCATTACATAGTAAGACGTAATGGTGATATTGAAACTGGTAGAGCAGAGCAAGAAGCTGGTTCTCTATTAAGCTCAGGTATTATCAATAATTCTAATTCTATTGCTGTTTGTTTAGTTGGAGATAGCACAGAACATGGTTTACCTAATTATACTGATGAGCAATTAAGCGGTTTTCGCCTACTTGTAAACGATTTGAAATCGAGGTATAAATTATCAGTCGTTGGCTACAGTGATGTAGACAACAGCTCTCTTAGTCCATTTATGGATGTGGAGTTATTGTTACAGGCTGGGGGAAATTAGACTTCTCCCAGTCCCTTCCAAAATATTTTCAACAAAAAAATTTACCCTATATGCAAGAAAGTGAATTTCTACACCACACGAACTGTAGCTATTGTTTATCCAAAGACAATGTAGCTGTTTATACAGACGGTCATACCTACTGCTTTGGATGTCAAAAAAGAACTAACGCAACAGAGGAAGTCCCACCAATGCAAGCACAACCACACACACCTGACAGTTTCATTCAAGGAACTGCTTCTCCCCTATCTAAAAGACAAATTGATTTACACACTGCAAAGAAATTTAATTATGAAGTTGGCACTAACAATAAGAAGCCAGTACAGATTGCTAATTACTATGACAAAGACGGCACTAAAGTTGCACAAAAATTAAGATACCCTGACAAAACTTTTCAGTGGATTGGTGATGTAAAATCTGCTGGATTGTTTGGACAGAACTTATGGCGTGACAAAGGTAAAATGGTTATTGTCACTGAAGGTGAGATTGATTGTCTTACAATGTCACGTTTAAATTCAAATAAATTTCCTGTTGTTAGTGTTAAGACTGGAGCTGCTGGAGCTAAGAAAGATATACAAAATTCTTTAGAATGGCTTGAGGGTTTTGACTCAGTAGTATTTATGTTTGATTCAGATGACGCTGGTAGAAATGCTGCTTTAGAATGTGCAAAAGTTTTATCACCAAACAAAGCAAAGATAGCAACGTTACCATTGAAGGATGCTAATGAAATGTTACTTGCTAACAGAGCTAAAGAACTTACTGATTGTATGTGGGGTGCAAAAGCTTACAGACCTGACGGTATTGTTTTAGGTACTGACTTGTGGGATGAGATAAAAAAAGAAGACGTACACGTTTCTGTTCCCTATCCTTTTGAGTGCATGAATATTAAAACACATGGCTTACGTAAAGGTGAGCTAGTCACTATTACTGCTGGTAGTGGTGTTGGTAAATCTAGTTTCTGTAGACAAGTAGCATATCATTTACTTAATAAAGATTACAAAGTTGGTTACATAGCTTTAGAAGAAAGTGTTAAGCGTAGCTCATTAGGTATCATGGGAGTAGCTTTAGAAAAACCTTTACACTTAAGTCGAGAAGGTATTGAAGAAGATTCTTTAAAGAAAGCTTTTGATGATACTGTAGGTAACGGTAACTTTTATTTATATAATCACTTTGGAAGTACTGCTTCTGATAATCTTATTTCTAAAATTAGATACTTAGCTAAAGCGTGTAACGTAGACTTTGTTGTACTAGACCATTTACACATGGCTCTTAGTGCTGTTGGTGATGCAACTACTAATGATGAAAGAAAACTAATTGACTACACAGTTTCAGTATTAAGAACTTTAGTAGAAGAGACAGGCATAGGATTAATACTGGTATCTCATTTAAAAAGACCTGAAGGTAATAAAGGTTATGAAGACGGTGTAGCTGTTTCAATGAATAGCTTACGTGGCTCTGCTGCTATCGCACAGTTAAGTGACATGGTAATAAGTTTATCACGTGACTTACAAGATGATAAAAACTTAGCCAAAGTTAACATCTTAAAAAATAGATTTAGTGGTGAGACAGGTCATGCTTGTACTCTTCATTATAATTTAGAGACTGGACTTTTAAAACAATCTGACCACACAGAATTTAAAGATGAGTTTTAAACAGACAGATTGGACTTCTCTATTATTAAAAACATTAAAGCACGCTGAGAACAATCCAAATAAAGATATAACTTTTTACGTAACCAATCAATCTCTTGCTGATTTATGTGAAGAAGCTTTGTTTACATTATCTTATGAACACGAAGCTGCTATGCGTATTCACGTAGAAATAGCAACACTACATTAAAGGACATATATGAAAAAAGTAAAATTACCTGACGCTATAGATGTGTCTTATCACCATATAAAAATTGAATTGATTAGCTCTCATTTATCACAAGAAGTTGGTGAACAGCAAGGCTGTTACGTTGCTCGGGATATGATTATCTATTTAGACAAAGATTTAATAGAAGCTGGTGGCACACGTGCTTGCTCACTTCTATTACATGAAGTAGGTCATGCAATTTTTTATATTTTTAATTTGGCGGCAGCCGAAGAGGAGCGTGCCGTAGATAGCTTTGCTAATGGCTACACTGAAGTACTTACACGTAACCCACAACTCAAGAAATGGATTAATCAAAACACATGAGATACGTATTTGACTTAGAAACTGACGGACTACTAGATGCAGTTACAAAAGTGCATTGTGTCATACTTAAAGATATTGATAGTGGTCATATTATTGATGTTAAAGTTAAAAAAGCTTTACAACTTTTAGAAGAAGCTGATTTAATTATTGGTCACAACATTATTAAATTTGACATCCCAGTACTTAAAAAATTATTTGGTTTCACACCACAGGGTGAAGTATTTGATACTATAGTTGCAGCAAGGTTAGTCTACCCTGATATACGAGATAAAGATTTTGCTAACAAAGATTTACCAAGAAAATATATTGGCTCACATTCACTAGCAGCTTATGGATTTAGATTGGGTAATCTTAAAGGTGATTTTGACGGTGGTGACTGGCAGACTTACAGTGAAGAGATGTTACAATACTGTATTCAAGATGTAGAAGTAACACACAATCTTTACAAGAAAATATTAGACAAAGGATTTAGTGAGCAAGCTATGCAGCTTGAGCATGATGTTGTCACTCTAATAAACAAACAAGAATTACATGGATTTACTTTTGATGTAGACAAAGGTGAAGCACTTGCAGCTAAACTTAATGTTAGACGTTTTGAAATAGAAGATGAATTACAAGAACTGTTTCCACCACGTACTTTAAGTATTCCTTTTATGCCTAAAGTTAATAACAAAGCTAGAGGATATGTTAAAGGTGAACTATTTTATAAAACTAAAGTAGAAACTTTTAATCCTTCTAGCCGTCAGCATATTGCAGAGCGTTTAAAATCTCTTTATGATTGGCAACCAAAAGAATTTACAAATGACGGCTCACCTAAATTAGATGATGAAACATTAAGCAAACTTCCATACAAAGAAGCTAAAATTCTTGCCGAACATTTTCTTTTAGACAAGCGTATAGCTCAGTTAAGCACTGGTAATCAGGCTTGGTTATCTAAACGTAAAGGCAATAAGATACATGGCACGTGCAATACTAACAGCACCGTTACAGGAAGAGCTTCACACACCTCACCAAACTTAGGACAGATACCAAGTACTGCTGTTCCATTTGGTAAAGAGTGTAGAGAATTATTTACTGTACCTGAAGGATACAAGCTTGTTGGTATTGATATATCAGGGCTTGAAGTGCGTATGCTGGCACACTTTATGTCTAAGTATGACAACGGTGCATACACTGATGTTGTTTTAAATGGTGACATACACACAACTACACAAAAACTAGCTGGATTAGATTCAAGAGATGTAGCTAAAAGATTTTACTATTGTTTCTTATATGGTGGTGGTGTCAAAAAGATTGCACAGGTTATAGATAAGAAAATAAATATTGCTAGTGCTATCAAGAAAAGATTTTTAAATAATTTACCAGCATTAAATAAACTAATAGAGCAAGTACAGTCTGCTTCAGAGCGTGGACACCTTGTTGGTTTAGATAAGCGACAAGTAAAAGTACGTTCTGCACATTCAGCTTTAAACACTTTACTACAAAGTGCTGGAGCTATTGTATGTAAACAATGGTTAGTTGAATTTGACAGAGCTGTAAAGAAAATACCTAACGTCCAACAAGTCGTATGGGTACATGACGAGATACAAGTTGAGTGTCTTGAAAAGGATGCACAAACAATCGGAGAATTAGCTGTCGAAGCAATCGAACGAACAGGCAAACACTTCAATCTACGTATCCCATTAACAGGGGAATTTAACATAGGAAATAATTGGAGTGAAACACATTGACCAAAGCAAATAAAAAATTCGACATTGATTTAAAGTATGGACAAGAACGTGAACAACGTATTGTTGCAATACTCGACAGTGATAAATCTAAAATAGAAGTTAAAACAGAACGTGACTGGTGGTTTAAGACTGGCAACATTGCTATTGAAATTGAATCTAATGGCAAGCCGTCAGGTATCATGGCAACTGAATCAGATTACTGGGTACACATACTCGCACAAGGTAAAGATGATTACTGTAGATTAATTTTTGATACTGACACTGTTCGCAAACTTGCTGAGACTTACAAGCACACATTAAAAAATGGTGGTGACGGCTGGCGTACAAAATTTGTACTCGTACCCTTATCAGAATTATTTGATAAAAAAAATTTACACTAACTAATACGGAAGAGGAACTTATGCCTAGAAGAATACTTATAGACGGTGACATATATGCTTATCGCACTGCAATACAAAATGAAGTTGCAACTGATTGGGGTGAAGATTTTTGGACGCTTCATGCTGACGCTATGCAATCTAAAAGATTGTTAGATGATACCATTGAAGAGATAAAAAATAATCTAGGTGGTGATGAAGTAATTGTAGCACTGACTGACTCTAACAATTTCCGTAAAGATGTTCTGCCTAGTTATAAAAGCAATCGTAAAAATCTTCGCAAGCCCATGATTTTATCTGAGTTGCGACAGCATTTAATTGATAATCACAACACTGCTATCTACCCAAACTTAGAAGCAGATGATGTCTTAGGTATTCTTGCCACTACCCCACACGAAGACAATGAAGACATTATTGTTTCAGTTGATAAAGACTTAAGACAAATACCTACGCAAGTCAGCCCTGACGGTAAAGATGTTTGGTCTGTCAGTAAGCAAGAAGGTGACTACTGGTTTATGATACAAGCTTTAACTGGTGATGCTACAGACGGCTACACTGGTTTACCTAAAGTTGGTATTAAAACTGCTGAAAAAATTCTTGGAACTAGTGACAAACCTTTATCAGAGATGTGGCAACAAGTGTGTGCTGCATATAATAAGGCTGGTTACTCAACTGATGAAGCACTTCAGCAAGCAAGATGTGCCTACATTCTAAGACATGGTGATTACAATTTAAAAACTGGAAAGGTAAAACTATGGCAGACCAAGTAAAGAAACCTAATCATTATTTTAGATACGTCATAGAGCCTATCACTTTCATAATGCAAAACAATATCCCATACGCTGAAGGTAATGCGATTAAATATTTATGTCGTTGGCGTTACAAACACAACACCAAAGAAAAGCA